TGGGATGTTGACTTTGACGAGACTATCACCATCAAAGGAACCGTTGACAGCTTCGACGAATACCAAGGTAAGCCTCAAACTGGTTTGAAGAGGCCGAAGCGCATTTCATAAATCTTTGCCAGACCCACAACTTCAACTAGACTAAACCTCATGACCTGAGTAGGTCACTAAACTGCTCCCCCTCCCCTCCTTCCTTGTTCTTTCCGGGGGAGGGGTTTCCCTTGTTATAGAATGGTTCTATCGGTGTGAGTCAGCTCTGCCGTGTTCAGTTGCGCGTCAACGCCGCTGGTATCGAATGTAAATAACTATCAAGGAGACTAAATGTCTGAGTTCATCAAGAGCCAGACGGAGGTCCGTAACAACCTGATTACTCAGGTTCGTGAGGTTATCGACTCGGCTGAGGCCGAGGCGCGTGGCTTGGACTCCGCAGAGCTTGAAAAGATTGACCGCATTGAGGCCGACATCCGTAAGGTTGAAGACAGCATTGCAGTTGCCGAGCGCACCGAACAGCGCAAGGTCGAGGCTTCCGTAGCCGCTAAGGGATTCATCCCTACCGTAACTGAGGACCGTTCTGCCTCTGACATCCTTCGTCAGATTGGACAGGGCGAGCTTCGCTCACACTCATTCGAGCGTCGTGCAACCCTAGTACCATCCTCTGACACCGTGCCGGTAAGTTTTTACTCCACCGTCATGGACATCATGAGGGACAATGGACCACTTCTGGACACCTCTGAGATTATCTCGACCACCACTGGCGAGGACCTCACCATTCCGGTAATGAGTGCAAGGTCAACTGCTACCATCACTTCTGCTGGTTCCGCAATTGCCCAGAGCGAGCCTACTTACAGCTCGTTCACCCTTGGTGCGAAGCGTCTAGGCGTTCTCATTCAGGCCGCTAACGAGCTAGTAACTGACTCAGGTTTCGACCTAGCGTCACACCTAGCACGTCAGGCTGGTGAGACCCTTGGCTACTCCGCTAACCAGTACATCACCAACGGAACCGGAACGACCGAGCCAACTGGTTTCACAACCGTTGCTGGCTCCGGCGTGACCGGCTCAACGGGGGTAAGCGGTGGCTTCACCAGCGACAATCTCATAGATTTGGCTTACTCGGTCGACGGTGCAGGTCGTCGTCTACCTTCAGCCGCATTTATGGCAAACGCTCAGTCAATCGCCGACATGAGGAAACTAAAGGACAACGCCGGAAATTACCTCTACACCATTGGTCAGACTGGCCCCGGTGGACAGGACACCTTTGCTGGTTTCGCAGTAGTGGAGAACCCACACGTTGCAGACGTAGCAACCGGTGCGAAGTCGGTCTACTTCGGTGACTGGAATGCAGTGAAGGTAAGAATGGCAGGAGGCTTGGACGTGGCTTCGTCTCAGGACTATGCCTTCAACCAGAACCTCACCACATGGAGGTTCGTAATGCGCCTCGACTCAAACGTCGCAAACGGTGCTTCGAACCTGAAGTACTTCAAGGGTGGAGCTAGCTAGTAGCTAACCTTTGAACTAGGCTGAGGGGCCGCTCTTGTAGGTTAGGGCGGTCCCTCTTCTTTTTTGCTAGGCTCTTAGCATGACAACCTACGAAAAATTTTCTGGCGCAATCTCTCTTGCAACCAACACTCCGGGGATGCCAACCGGTTATGGCGTGCAAGCTCAAATGCTTATGGACCGTCTGAAGCGACACGGACTCGACGTAGCGGTTCTCTCGAACTACGGACTCGAGGGTCGCATGGAGACAATCAAAACCAAGTACGGTCCGGTCAAGCACTACCCTCGAGGGCTGACCCAATACTCGGGCGACGTCATGAAGCTTTACCACGATGACTTCGTTGCCGGCCGAGACATCTCAAACCTCATCCTCACCCTCTATGACGTTTGGGTCTGGCTTGGACAAAAGGACATGGACGAACTTCGCATCGCCTCATGGGTTCCAATTGACCACTCGACGCTTCCACCCAAGGTCGAGCTATGGTGCAAGAAGGAAAACGTAACCCCAATTGCTATGAGCGAATTTGGTTTCAGCGAACTGAAGCGAGCTGGAGCTGACCCGTACTACATCCCTCACGCGGTCGACACTCGTCTCTATAAGCCAACGCCTCTGATTGACGGCGTCCCGATTCGCGAGTATTACGGATTGAAAGAGAGCGACTTCTTGGTCGGCATGGTTGCGGCAAACAAGGCCAACGGGCAGGTACACCGCAAGGCGTTTGCAGAGAACCTAATGGCCTTCTCTCTCTTCAAGAAGAACAACCCCCACGCTTACCTTTACGTCCACACTGACCCAAGCAAAGCGTTTGGTGGGTTTGACCTCATCACCCTGCTCAAAGCCTGCGGCCTGCAAGACGACGACGTACTCTTCCCAGACCCTCACAAGTACAGGTTCGGTTACTCCGATGCGGAGATGGCGGCACTCTATACCGGAATGGACGTCTTGCTACACGCCTCCTATGGCGAAGGTTTCGGTGTACCGGCCATCGAAGCGCAGGCTTGCGGCACTCCAACAATCTCATCCGGTTGGACAGCGTCTCTCGAGCTGGCAGGTCCGGACTCATTCCTAGTCGACGGACAGCCATGGTGGGACGAGGCACAACTGGCTTGGTGGCAGATTCCAAATGTCAACGGCATCACCGTAGCTTTAGAAAAAGCACTGGCCGGACGAGACAGGGACTTCACAAAGACCGTGGAGTTTGCAAGGTCCTATGACGTCGAGGCCGTCTGGAACGCTCACTGGCTTCCGTTCCTACGAGACCAGTTGACCAAATGATTCCAGTCCTCGGGTTTGCAACTCTCTCCAAGTTCGACATGGCGCAACGCCTGCTCGACTCGATTGACTACCCAGTCGAGCGCGTGGTCATCGTCGACAACTCGGGCAAGCGTGAGTTCAACCCTCGACCGAACCACAACATAAAGGACCTCTGGCTCATTCAGGTCCCCCACGGCCTTGGAGCGAATGGTGCTTGGAACCTCATAATCAAGTCAAACCCTCACGCGCCTTATTGGGTCATTCCGAACGACGACTCTTGGTTCGCGCCGGGCGCACTCGAGACCATCGCAAACGACGTCGACACTCAGGCATTCAACTTCGTTGACGTAAACCCCAAGTGGTCATGCGTCATCCCGACTGAAACAAGCGTGGGCAAAGCTGGACTCTGGGACGAAGCCTTCCACCCGGTTTACTATGACGACGATGACTACGAGTGGCGTATGCGAGAGCTGGGCGTCAAGTTCCACACCATCGACGCACGAGTTCATCACGACAATTCTTCGACACTCAAGTCTGGCTACGAAGACCGCAACCAGAAGACCTTTGCACGCAACCGGTCCATGCTCACCAACAAGAGGGCTAGCAAAGACCTTAGAGAACGAGGCTGGTCGCTTTCAATAAGGAGAGAGAACTCATGGGATTAGTCGTCTACACCGGTGGGACCTTCGACTTGCTACATCGAGGCCATGCTAATTTTCTCAGGCGTTGCAGTGAGCTTGGGTCTGTGACCGTCTCACTAAACACGGACGAGTTCATCGACGCCTACAAGGGCAAGCCTCCGGTCATGACTTACTTAGAGCGCGAGGAGGTCCTCATGGCATTGCGTTACGTCGAGAGAGTCATCCCGAACTTCGGAGGAGCGGACTCAAAGCCTGCCATCGAACTCATTCAACCTGACATAGTAGCCATCGGGACCGACTGGGCGCGACGTGACTACTACGCTCAAATGCAATTCACCCAAGACTGGCTGGACGAGCGAGGGATTGCCCTTATGTACATCCCTTACACGTCGGGTATAAGCACGACCAAGGTCAAGGCTCGCCTAGCGGTAGACTAGAAGCTGGAGGTTTTCATGGCAATCACTAACGGCTATTGCACCCTAGACGAGCTAAAGGCTTCTCTCAGAATCCCAGTTAGCGACACCCTTGACGATGACTTGCTCGAGCTAGCCGTCGAGTCGGCGTCCCGGGACATCGACCAAGCTTGTGAGCGCATTTTCTACTCGACAGCCGCAACCAGAATTTTCACCCCACGCGACGGACTCAATTGCGAGATTGACGACCTCACTTCGGTCACGACAATCAAGACGTCCTCCGGGGCAGATGGAGTCTTTGACGTCACTTGGACTTCAACCGACTACCAGCTCATGCCACTAAACGGCGTCGCTGGAGGAATGACCGTACCTTACGACCTCATCTATGCCGTCGGTGACTACACGTTCCCTATGAGCGGTCAAGAAGCGACGGTACAAGTCAACGGCACTTGGGGGTTCACCTCAGTACCGACTGCAATCAAGCAGGCAACGGTTCTCCTCTCGGCAAGAATCTTCAAGCGCAATGATTCCCCGGGTGGCGTTATGGGCTTCGGCGACCTCGGCATAATCCGAGTCGGCAGAATGGACCCAGACATCGACCGCCTAATCCAGCCTTACAAGAAGCTGAGGTTCGCGTGACAATCGCCGCTATCCGCGAGGGCATTGCTACGAACCTGAGAACCATCTCCGGCTTGAGAGTCTTTGAGGAGATTCCAGACCAGCTCTCTCCGCCGGCCGCAGTTGTCTCACTCAATTCGATTGACTATCATCAAGCGTTTTCGGGTGGGCTAAACATCTACCGCTTCACCGTTCGGGTTGTCGTGGGTCGTGCGGCGGAGCGTCAAGCGCAACGCTACCTCGACCTTTATGCCGAGCCAGACGGAGCCTCGAGTGTTCGGGGTGCGATAGAATCTAATAGAACTCTGAGCGGTGCGTGCCAAGACGTTATTGTCGAAGCAATGCCGAACATCGGTTCAATAACTGTAAACGAGAACGAATACTTAGCAGGGGAATGGACTGTCACCTGCTATGCCTAAGGAGCTAATTTGAGCAAGTATGTTGTGACCGGTAACACCGTCACGTTTAACTCTGTCGACATTTCAGGTTCCGTCGCACGAGCTGAATTGGTGGTGTCTGCGGCAAGCGTAGACGTAACTGATTTTGCCAGCGGTGGATTCGTGGAGCTAGTGGGGGGCCTGAAGTCAGGAACCGTTTCACTGGACTTCCACTCTGACTATGGCGCAGGGGGACTATCCCAGACAATCACCGACGACCTAGTAGGAACCATCGGAACTGTCACCATCATCGCAGGTAACGGAACGGCCGCTTCAACAGCCACGCCGCTTTTTTCTGCCACCTGCCTCATCGAATCTGTAACTCCCGTTTCGGGGGCCGTAGGCGACCTCTCCACATGGAGCGTTAGCTGGCCCACCACCGGTGAGATTACTAAGAGCGAGTCCTAGGAATAAGCCGTGAAAATTAACCTACAACTAACTTTCGACGGAGGCGAGACTCGCGACATTGTTTGTAATGCCGCGGACATGGTCGCCTTCGAAGACAAGTACGGCGTCTCAGTAGCCAACCTGAGTTCCGACCCAAAGATGAGCTACATGCTTTTCTTGGCTTGGCACTCACAGAAGCGAACTGGGGCAACCAAAGACTCGTTTGAAAAATGGCTCGAGTCGATAGACATGGTGGGGCCGAGTGACTCTGACCCAAAATAGTTGGGTTGGGTGACTCGTCCGCCCACTGGTTCATCGCTGGACTCGCAGTCGAAACAGGTATTGCTCCGAGCGTGCTAATGCAGGAATCCGAGAGGATGCTCTGGACCATGCACCGCTGGCTGGTAGCTAAGAACCTACCGCCTAAATAGAGAAGGCCCTCCCTCCGGGGAGGGTTTTCTCGTTGGTAGAATTGAGAGATAAGGAGTGCCATGCAAAAAAGCAAACTGATCGGCAGTGCCGAGACAATGCGTGAGCTGAAGTACTACCGCGAAAAGGGCCTCCAAAACCAGTTCAAGAAAAGCATGAACTCCGAGCTGGAGCCAATTCTCAAACCGATTGAAGGCGAGATAAATTCGACCGTCACCTCTAGCCTCCAGAATCGAATGCGTGGAATGTTCCACAACGGACGCACCGGTTGGTCCGGCGTAGAGATAAAGGTCAAGACAAGCCTGAGGCCAAACGACCTAATCTTCATCGAGGGTAAGGGCCGCAATGCCGGCCTCGATACTCAGGTTGGTTTTGAGTACGCCGAGCTTGCTGGCATAAATCGCCGGCCACCTCGTCCGGTGTCTAAGGGGTGGGGAAGCAATA